TGTTACTGAGTTTATTAGTAAAATCGACGATTTACGAAACAACGGAACATTAGAGGGTCAACGTGCTTTCTTCTATTTAGAAAAAGCTTACAACTTTGCTACTCGACAAAGAGCATTGGGTTTAGGTGTGTTGGGTTGGCACTCCCTACTTCAATCTAAGGGTTTACCTTTCGATAGTAGAGAAACCGCAAAACTAAATGTGGAAGTGTTCAAATTGATTAAAGACAAATCTTACAAAGCTTCCTCAGAACTTGCGGAAATGTTCGGTGAACCAGAAACTTTAGTGGGATATGGTAGAAGAAATGTAACGTTGAATGCAATTGCTCCAACAACTTCTTCTGCTTTTATTCTAGGACAGGTTTCGCAATCAATTGAACCAATTTGGTCTAATTGTTATGTAAAAGACGTTGCAAAATTAAAAGTAACAATTAAAAACCCAATATTGAAAAAGTTGTTGGCAGGAATCGGTAAAGATAATAAAACAACTTGGGATAGTATCAAAAAACATGATGGTTCTGTACAACATCTTGAGTTTTTATCTGATGAACAAAAAGAGGTTTTTCGGACTTTTGCGGAAGTCAATCAATCTTCAATTGTTAACCAAGCAGCGGTTAGACAAGATTATATTGACCAAGCTCAGTCTTTAAACTTGATGGTATCTCCGGATATGCCTACTAAGGATGTGAACAAACTATTAGTCGATGCTTGGCAACTTGGAGTTAAAACTTTGTATTACCAACATTCAATGAACTCGGCTCAGGCTTTCGCGAGGAAGAAGTTGGGACTAAATGATTTAGCTTGCGTGGCATGTGAGGCATAAAGATTATTTTTCCTTTTAATAAATAAAAAACCCGACACATCAGTGTTGGGTTTTTTGTTTTATTATAAAAAGTTTAGGACTATATTTATCTGATATGGCAGATGGCGTAACATATGGATTATCATTTCCTTTTGAAAATTCAACTAAAGGGGATTTTCTTTTATTAACGGAAACACAATTTGCACAAATACGAAGTGATTTGATTCACCTTCTTTTAACAAAAAAAGGCTCTAGATATTACCTACCGACTTTTGGGACTAGGTTATATGAATTTTTATTTGAACCTTTTGATGGGTTAACATTTGATGCAATCGAGGCTGACATAAGAGATTCGGTTCAACAATTTATGCCAAACTTGTTGATAAATAATATAACAATCGAGCCGGCAGACCCATTAGAAGAAGTTCCACTTGCTCGTGGTGAAAGTATACCTGGACAAGCAAAAGATAATGTATTTAGAGTTCCTGGAAAAGGAACCTCGGAATACACTGCAAAAGTAAAAATCGATTACGCAGTAGATAATAACACTTTTGCCCAAAGTGATTTCATCATATTGAATATTTAACAATATATGGCTAACAACAGAATTTCCTATACTGCAAGGGATTACGAAAGTATAAGAATAGAATTACAGAATTATGTAAGAACTTATTATCCAGAACTTATTCAGGATTTTAACGATGCTTCAGTATTTTCTGTTTTTTTGGATTTAAATGCTGCTATTGCCGACAACCTTCACTATAATATTGATAGGAGTATACAAGAAACTGTCTTGCAATATGCACAACAGCGTTCTTCAATTTATAACATTGCAAGAACCTATGGGTTGAAAATTCCAGGACAAAGACCTTCAGTTGCTTTAGTTGATTATTCTGTAACAGTTCCTGCGTTTGGTGATAAGGAAGACGAGAGATATTTGGGAATTTTGACTCGTGGGTCTCAAGTATTCGGAGCGGGAATTGCTTTTGAAAACCAAAATGACGTTGATTTTGCATCGCCATACAATAGTTCTGGATTCCCAAATAGAACAAAAATTCCAAATTTTGATGCTAATGGTAATCTTATTAATTACACAATTACCAAACGAGAGCTAGTTGTAAACGGAATTACTAAAGTTTTCAAAAGGGTAATCAATCCTGCAGATGTGAGACCTTTCTACGAATTATTTTTACCTGAAAAAAATGTTTTAGGAATTACAAGTGTGCTTTTAAAATCTGGCACCAATTACACAAATGTACCAACAGCATCTGAATTTTTGGGTTTAGATAATAGATTGTTAGAGGTAAGTGCATTAGCTGAGGATAGGGTTTTTATCGAAGACCCAACAAAAGTTTCAGACCAACCTGGTATCAAAGTTGGAAGATATATTCAAACTAACAACAGATTTATTACTGAATTCACACCAGAGGGATTTCTCAAAATGACTTTTGGAGGGGGTACTACCTCTGCACAAGACCAATTGAATGCTTTCACTAATTTAGGAACACCAATCAATTTCCAATCACTAAGTAACAACTTCTCGTTAGGTTCAACATTAATTCCAAATTCCACTTTATTTGTTCAATACAGAATTGGTGGTGGTTTGGCAACCAACATAGGAACTAATGTTATCAATCAAATTGGTACTGTTTCATTTTTTGTGAATGGTCCATCGCAAACAATTAATTCATCGGTTATTAACTCTTTAAGATGTAATAACCCAACAGCGGCAATAGGAGGTTCAAATGTACCAACAACTGAAGAGGTTAGAAATTATGTTAGTTTCAACTTTTCAGCCCAACAAAGAGCAGTTACTGTTAATGACTATGAATCTCTTTTGAGAAATATGCCAAGTCAGTTTGGAGCACCAGCAAAAGTTTCAATAACGGAAAATAACAACAAGATTTTAATTAATTTATTATCTTTTGACACTTCAGGTAAATTAACAAATATTGTTTCGAATACCCTCAAACAAAATGTTGCTAATTATCTATCTAACTACCGAATGATTAATGACTACATTCAGGTTACTACTGCAAATGTTATTGACCTTGGAGTTGATATCTCAGTGGTTTTAGATGCTACACAAAATTCTGGTCAAGTTGTCTCGGAAATCGTAAATAATGTTTCATTGTATTTTGACCCCCTATCAAGGGAACTTGGGCAAAATGTATACCTATCACAACTTAGAAGTATTGTCCAGAATCAAACAGGTGTAATTACCGTGTCTGACATTGTGATTAGTAATAAAGTTGGGGGACAATATTCTGGAGCAGAAACATCAATGCCATATTCGGACCCAGAGTTAAAAATCATTCGTCCGGTTGATGATACAATTTTTGCAGAGCCAGACCAAGTTTACCAAGTTAGATATCCCCAAAAAGATATTGTGGTAAGAGTAAAGAACTTACAAAATGTATCTTTTTCTTAACATCTTTATTTAATTTTCATACCAGGTATATTTTGATTAGGAAAAAGTGTTTTTGAAAAAAAACACCATAAATATTTATCATTAAAACCATAGATGGGACAATCATTCAGAATAAACACAAACGTTGGTATAGATAAGAATATATCCTTTCAATTAGACCAGGATTTTGAGTTTCTTGAAATTTTATCTTTACAAATATTTCAAAATGATGTTTTTCCCAGGGATTGTGCGGATTATGGTGTTGTAGTTGGAAGAGTTGTTGCAAATGGTGGCTTAGGAATACCAAACGCTAAAGTATCGGTTTTTGTGCCAATATCAGATGTTGATGCATTGAATGATAGGATTGTTCAATTATATCCATACACCCAACCAAATGATAAAAATGATGACGGATATAGGTTCAATTTATTACCTTATCTACAATCATATTCAACCCATGCGGCCACAGGAACTTTTCCTTCTAGGGAAGATGTTCTCAAAGACCCTGACGTAGTTGAAATCTATGACAAGTACTACAAGTTCACCGTAAAAACAAATGAAAGTGGTGACTTCATGATTTTAGGAGTTCCAGTTGGTCAGCAAACAATTGTTTTGGACTTGGATTTAAGTGATATTGGGGAGTTTTCCTTAACACCACAAGACTTAATAAGAATTGGTTTAGCAACGGAAGCTCAAGTTGCGGGGGATAGATTTAGAAGTTCTACAGATTTAGATTCTTTACCTCAAATTATTCACATTGAAAAAGTCTTCGAGGTTGCTCCATTTTGGGGAGAACCAACTGTATGTCAATCATCAATAAGTCGTATTGATTTTGATTTAAGAGATGAGGCGAATGTAGATATTCAACCCACCTCTGTTTTTATGGGTTCAATTTATTCTACTGGTGATGAGTTTAAAATTGCAGCACCACTTGGTTTTGGTAATGAACCACCTTCTTTATTAACTGCCGGATGTAAACCCAAGGATAACATGGGTAATCTTTGTGATTTGACCACAGGTCCAGGTCAATTGTTGGCTGTTAGGCAAACGATTGTTCAGGATGACCAGGGCAGACCAATTCTTGAGGAATATCGTCTCGAAAACTCAGGTAATGTTATAGATGAAAATGGAACTTGGTTAGTAGAGGTTCCCATGAACATGGACTATTTAACCACCAATGAAGAAGGTCAAAGAATTTTTTCTAGAGACCCTCGAGTTGGTATACCAACAAAGGGAAAATATCGTTTTAAAGTAAAGTGGCAACAAGCACCCACTGATACAGAGCCAGTCAAAAGAGCTTATTATCTACTACCAAATATTAGGGAATATGGTTGGAGAACACCAGACATTGACCCAAACTATAACAACTCATTGAATACGAGCCGAGAACTCGCTAGTTCTTATTATTTTGGTTTAGACTGGACAGGATATACTGATGCTGTGGATGCTACGGTAATCAATCAAAAGTTGCAAGCTGCGATTAATTGTCAAGATACTTTCTATGAGTTGGAGTATAACAAGGTTTATACCCCAGCAGGACTTATTGACCAGTATAAGAGGGGGATTAACAGAGGAAGATTTATAGGTATCAAGGAAATTGGGAATAGTGATTGTGAAACAACGGTGAATAAGTTTCCAGTGAATGATGGAGTAAAGAACTTTAGTGCTCAGTTTTTTTTGTTTGCCATTTTGATGCAATTCATTCAATTATTATTCCCCTATATTTTAATTATTTACCATGTTTTAGCATTTGTTGTTAACACATTCATCGTACCTCTTATTCAACTTGTTGTAAGATTCCAAAATATCGTTGCTTATGCCTTATTGGTTATCGGTAGTGCTCTAGCGATATTTGCCGGTGCTGGGATTCCTTTGATTCTTGCTGGTGTTACTCTGTTACTTGGTGGGCAGAGGCTAAGTAACTTGTTGCAGAGGTTTGTTCAGTTTCTTAGGTTTGGTACCCTTAAACTTCCTATGATAACTTATCCTGAGTGTCAGAATTGTGATTGTGCAACCCCAAGTTTGGATGGTGCTGGAGATTCCACTCCGTCATCTCTTTTGAGTCCACTTACACAAAGTGGTTTGTATTTTGAAGCTTTAGAGGATTATTCTGGATTACCAGCAGAAAAAATTGGTGATGACGGAGAGCCTAGTGATGCTAACGCTTCAACCCTATCTTTGATATTTGCTGAAGCAATAGGAACTAGAACTGCAGATACGAAAAAATTGGCCCAATACAATTCTACTGAATCACAAATTTCAAGACTACCAGATACGCAAAATTCTTTTGGAGTTCCAAAAAAAGTATTCGCAATCTCTAGTGACATTCCTATGGCGCAGAGAATAAATGTTTTCAACACCAGAAAAAAATACTTTGATGGTGTAAATAAAATAAGTGTAAGTTTTGATAACCCTAACAATACAACAATTCAACACTTTGACAATACCTTGACCGTATTGACTCAATCTTCACTTGCGGCAGGTACTTTGTTGACATTTGTTGGTATTGACAAAACGGAAGATAAAAACTTTCTCTATACGGGTAACACAGAATTTTTAGGTATAAGCGGAACAACCCTTCTACCTAATGGTGGGCCTTTGTCAGTCACCTATGCCACAAGTCAGACAGTCAACGCAACACAAACCTACTTTCTAAACACTGGTTCTACTATAAACAATTACAAGTTCCCAGCTGACTTGGAATATTACCAAGTGCTTACTGCAATTACCGTTAGTGATGCTTTTGCTTTGGCTTCGGGTGGGGGTACACCAAATTGTTTACAATATCTTTTGGAAACAGATTTAAATCCAAATGTTCAAGAATTAATTACTGTAACTTATGTTGATTGTTCGGGCAACAACCAACAAACAACGGTCACCTCGGTTTACCTTCCGCTTGATGGAATTTTTGACCAAGGTTTCCAAACAATTTGTGCCTCTACAGCACCACAAATTATTCAAGGAAACGGTAGTGTCACAGCACTTGGAAACTGTCAACCACCCAACCCATTTGATGGATTCTTAAAAATATTAAATTCCTCAACAGAAATTGATTGGTCACGCAGAGATTTAGGTAACTGGGACTCTCAAACCGCTTTGAACGTCAAAACTCGAGATTTTTTTAATGGTTTTGAAAACCAATATGTTTTGATACTTCAAAGGGGTGTTGACCCATATTCCCCACTATATGTTAACAGGTATGGTATTGGAAATATCCTTGGACTTGGAAATGAAAATGCTTTGACATTCACAGCACAGACCAGATTAAATATACCGATTAAGTCTTTACCA